CATGACCCTCGTCCGCAATCCCTTCGACGCTGGCGGCTATTCGCTGGCCGAGATGACGCAGGCCATCAACATCCTGCCCAACCTCTACACCCGCCTCGCCCAGATCGGCCTCTTCCGCTTCGAAGGCGTCAGCCAGCGCTCGGTCATCATCGAGCAGTACGAAGGCGTCCTGAGCCTCCTGCCCTCTGTCCCGCTCGGCGGCCCCGCCACCGTCGGCACCCGCGAGGGCCGGTCCATGCGCAGCTTCGCCTTGCCGTGGATCCCGCATGACGACGTGATCCTGCCCGCCGACATCCAGGGTCAACCCGGCCTCGGGGCCTTCGACGCTGCCGATCCCCTCGTCGAGGTGATGAACCGCAAGCTCCTCCTGATGCGGCGCAAGCATGCCCAGACCCGAGAATACATGGAGATGAATGCGCTCCGCGGCATCGTAAAGGACGGCGCGGGCACGACCCTCTACAACTACTTCACCGAATTCGGCCTGGCGCAAATCTCCGTCGACTTCGTGCTGGGCACCGCAGGCACCAACGTGCAGGGCAAGGTCCGGGAGGTGCTGCGCGCCATCGAGGACAATCTGTTGGGCGAGGCCATGACGTCGGTCCATGCGCTGGTCAGCCGTGAGTTCTTCGACAAGCTGATCGCGCATCCGAAGACCGAAGAGGCCTACAAGTTCTACGCCTCGACCGGTGCCCAGCCCCTGCGCGAGGATGTCCGCCGCAACTTCCCCTTCGCCGGCATCCTGTTCGAGGAATACTCGGGCACCGTCACCCTCTCGACCAAGGCTACCGAACGGCTGGTCCCCGCAAACGAGGGCATCGCCTTCCCCTTGGGCACGATGGACACCTTCACCACCTATGGCGGCCCGGCCAACCTGCTGGAAACCGCCAACACCATCGGCCTGCCGCTCTACGCCCGCCAGCATCTCGACGAAAAGGGCCGCTGGATCGACGTGATGACCGAGGCCTCGATCCTGCCGGTGAACAAGCGGCCGCGCCTCGCGATCCGCCTGCACACGTCGAACTGACGGGTTCCCCATGTCCGTCTTCGCTGCCGCCATGGACCGCATCTTCACCCATGCCTCCATGGCGGCCCCGGCCCTCTGGATCTCGGCCACCACATCCGAGGAACGCCCGATCCGTATCATCCGCCGTGCGCCCGACCGCGTCACCGACTTCGGCGCTGGGCGCTTCGTCAGCGATACTACCATGGTCGACGTTCGCGTGGCCGACCTCCCCGCCCCGCGCCCGGGCGACGTGATCGTCATCGGCGCGGACAGCCATGTGATCCAGGGGGAGCCGCTGCGGGATCGCGAACGGCTGATCTGGACCCTCGATCTGAGGCCAGCATGAAGCTGAAGCTGGAAATCAGCCCCGACCTTGCTGCCCTGATGCAGGCCGAAATCGCCGCAGGCGAAAAGGCCGTCACCACCGCCATGCGCGAGGCGGGTGCGGGCCTGAAATCCGCCTGGCGAGGCCAGATCACCGGCGCGGGCCTCGGCACCCGGCTCGGCAACTCGATCCGACTCGCCACCTATCCCAAGGGCGGCGAAAGCCTGAATGCTGCGGCGCTGGTCTGGTCAAACGCCCCGGTGATCGTCGGCGCGCATGACACCGGGCCGCTGATCCGGTCGCGTAACGGGTTCTGGCTGGCGATCCCCACCGCCGCCGCAGGCAAGTCCACCCGCGGCGGCCGCATCACCCCCGGCGAATGGGAGCGTCGCACGGGGCTGCGGCTGCGCTTCATCTATCGTCGCCGGGGGCCGAGCCTGCTGGTGGCCGAGGGGCGGTTGAACAGCAAGGGACGGGCGGTGGTATCCCGCGCGAAGACTGGACGCGGGCTGACAACCGTACCGATCTTCCTCCTGGTGCCGCAGGTCAAGCTGCGAAAGCGACTGAATCTGGCGCGGGATGCCGAACGGGCCATCGACGGCGTGCCGGGGCGTATCGTGGCGAACTGGGCCGAAACACAGTTCTAGCGAGGGTTCCTTGCGGCAACCGACAGCATGGCCCCAAGCAAAGCATCGATTTGCCGCCGGTATTGGTCCAGCGCGACTTCGGCATCCACTCCGGCTGCGGCCTGCGGCAGCGCGAAACCGTGGAGATGATCCACCAGAATGTCAGACCAGTCGGCAGCAAGGCCCAAGGTTTCCACAAGTCCGGCGATACGGTCTGTCCAGACTTGATGTGGTACCGGCAACGCCCCTAGGCGCGAGACCAGCGCTGATGTCAGGCCGGGATGTCGGAGGACCCGGTCACAATACCAGAGCAGAAGTCCTTGAAGATCATCAACGGGATCCTGCGGTCCGCCGTCCGGAACATCCGCAAACCAGCGTTCGGCCAGTCCATTCAGAATTCCCTCAACGCCATCGACATGCCCATAGAGGGACATCGGGGTCACACCGAGATCCGTCGCGAGAAGCCGCAGAGAAAATGCACCCTTCTCGGTGTCGCCCAGCCGTCTTGCGGCGGCAGACAAGATCGTCTCACGGGTCAGTCCGGTATCTGATTTCGGCGGTCGTCCGCGTCGCGGCGACATCACTGAATAACGCCGTAGCGCGACTGGACGAGGCCCGACGGAAATGACCGTGTTTCCTGGTGCTGGAGGACGATATCGCTCTGCAGCGGCCCAAACAGGGGCAGACCTTCGCCCAGCAACACAGGAATCCTCGTGATGACCATATCCTGCACTGCCCCTTCGCGCAGGAAAGACCGGATGGTCGCACCACCATCGACATAGGCCCGCCGCCAGCCCCTGCATTCACTCTCGGCCCGCGCCTCGGACACGGATCGCGCGATGGAGACCTGATCGGCAAGATGGCCGGGAAGGTCACCGCGCTGGAGGCGATTACTGAGTAAGATCAATGGCTTGTCGTAGGGCCAGGGATCAAATCCCAGCGAGACCTTGAAGGTCTCCCGGCCCATGAAAATACCATCAATGGAGGCAATGAAGGCGTCGTAGCCGTGGTCTTCGCCTGCGGCGTTTGCGTCCTGAAGCCAGTCGAGCCCACCGTCCGCTCGCGCGATGAAGCCGTCGATGCTGGTTGCGATAAACACATGTCCTGTCGTCACTGGCTGATCTCCTAAATATATACGACGTATATTTAAGCGGTGATCATCCCGCAAGCCCTGCAAGCTGCTCTGCACCGAGTCCACATCATGCCCACCACCCGCGAACTCATCCTTGCCGCGCTGCACGCGCGGGTGCAGCCGCTGGCCGCCGCCACCCTGCGCGACGAGGTGCTGCCCGAGCGGATCCCGGCGGCCGGGCTGATCATTCTGCGCGACGGCCAACCGGGCGAGCCCGAGGTGACGCTGTCGCCGCTGCGTTATCACTACCAGCACCAGGCCGAACTGGAGGTCGTCGTCCAGGCGGGCATCGGCCGGGCCAATCCCTTTGATGACCTGATCGCCGCCATCGGCACAGCACTCGATGCCGACCGGACGCTTGGCGGTCTCTGTGACTGGATGGAACCGGAAGCCCCGGCCTCGGTCGACCTGCCCGTCGAGGGCGCCGCGGCGCTGAAGGCGGCGGTGATCACAGTCGTCCTGCACTACACCACGACCGGCCCCCTGGCCTGACAACCCCACATCCAAGGAGACTCCCATGGCACGCGCACACGGCGCGCGGGCGCAGATGGCGCTTGCGTTCGAAACCGTCTACGGCACCCCGCCCGCCAGCGGCTATCGGCTGATGCCCTTCGCCCGCACCACGCTGGGCGCGGAACAGCCGCTGCTGAATTCCGAACTGCTGGGCTACGGCCGCGATCCGCTCGCCCCGATCAAGGACGCCGTCACCGCCGATGGCGATGTGGTGGTGCCGATCGATGTGGAGGCCTTCGGCTTCTGGCTGAAGGCGGCCTTCGGTCAGCCCACGACCACCGGCACTACTCCCAAGACCCACACCTTCCAGTCCGGCAACTGGACGCTGCCCTCGATGGCCATCGAGGTGGCGATGCCCGAGGTGCCGCGCTTCGCGATGTATGCGGGCTGCGTCATGGACCAGCTGTCGTGGCAGATGAGCCGATCCGGCCTCCTGACCGCAACCGCCCGACTGATCGCGCAGGGCGAGGCCATCGCAGCCGCCACCGCCGTGGGCACGCCCACCGCGCTAAGCCTGCAGCGCTTCGGCCATTTCAACGGGGTGGTAAAGCGCAACGGCACCGCCTTGGGCAATGTCGTCTCGGCCGAGATCACCTATGCCAATGGCCTCGACCGGATCGAGACCATCCGCAACGACGG